TTCATTTATCTCATCGTTCTTAAACAAAGGATCTTTCTTAAATGCTTCTATCTTATCGTGAGGAATATAGTGAATACCGTTCCGTTCTATTGTATATTTAAAAATAGAATGGACATCCATATATATATGATTTTATTTTATGGTATATCTTTAAAAATAGATTTCAATAATTTGGTATTCGTGATAGTATTATCACTCCAGTTGTTCAAGAATCGTTCAAAATCTTCTACATAAGTGTCATCCATTTGTTTGTGTTCTAATGCATAATCAAAGAGGAGACAGTACCAACCGCAGACGTCACTATGGATATTCTGAATGTGCCTGTTACTATACGCAATGGGTCTAAAGTTTTTCAAATAATTCGCTACTTCAATTGGCATGTCAATTCCAAAACTATCAAAATAGATTGCTTCACATACTTTCTCTTTGTTTTTTTTACCTTTGTAATTGCCTCTGTCTTCATCACAAACGATTTTAAAACAAACAAAATGAGTTCCTGCTTCTTTAGCATCGCTCATATTAATGTAATATGTTCCTATTTGATGAGGTATAGGTTCTAGTTCATCTTTTGAAAATACACCCACAATTGGTAAGTCCATTCTTTTACATAACCTATGCAAATCAAAATTAGTTAAACTCATATACTTTATACACATATTTATTTTACATGATGCGTTCTCCACTTCCACCATTTTGGAAACTACTACGTGGAGTAAATGGATGATTTTGCGGAGAATACAAGGTAGCATATGGACTAAAGGTAGGCATATCACTAGCAGGTCTTACCATAGAACCTTTGCGTCCTTTTCCTTTCATTCCATACCCTCGTTTGTTGATGTCGTCTGCCCATGCTTTCCCAGCGGCGCCACCTGCTGCTCCTCCTAGAGCACTTCCAAAGGGTCCTCCTGCCATAGAACCAGCAGTTCCACCAAGAACAGTTCCAGCAATAGGTAATATAAATGCTGCTTCATCTCCAATTCGTTTTCCAAATAGAGCGGTTTTGCCTACTTTCGCCCCCCTTTGAAAATCTTTTCCTGTTTCCTTTGCTCCTTTTTTTATTTGTTTTCCAAGTTTTGAAAAAAATCCACTACCTTGTTTGTTATTACGAATAGAGGCCATATAATCTTTTGCATCTTGAGACCCTTTTTCAAATCGTGGTACACGACGAGGAGGATATGGTTGTATAACATTACGACCTCGTTCTGGTAAAATTCTCATTCGTCCCATATCTTCCTCATACATAGGTCGTCTTTTTCGCATTCCTGAACCACTTAAACCTCGTCCTGACAATCCAGAACCTGATAGTCCTTTTCCAGTAAGTCCAGAACCTGCTTTTCCATAAAGACCAGCACCTGATTTTTTTACGATTTGTTTTGCTACTGCTCTGTATTGTGGGTCTTCAATTTGATCCACCACAACATTTACACTTTTTTTCGCAATAGGCAAAATTTTACTGCCTAAAGAAAGACGTTTCCCTGAAAGTAATTCATTCCCTGTATCACTAATTCCTTGATTAATCATATCACCCAATTCTTCATCTCCTGTTGCTTGACCTACCATCATTCCTAAAGTTGTTCCTGTGGTATCAATCAAACTTTGTGCCTCATCTTGCAACACATCACGAATTGGTTTTGGGATTTTAGATATTATTTTTTTTGTTGGTTTTGCTACTTTGTTTCCTACATCTACAACTCCCTTCTCTACCTTTTTGCCTAATTTCTTCAAACTTCCAAGTAACCCTGAAGCACGAACTTCATCTTCGTCCATTTGTATCCTTAATCCTTTGCCACGCTTAAAAGCGGACATCATTTTTTTTGCGTTTTCTGGATGTAGAGAAACCACTACATCTCCATTACCCATTGAACCATGACTAATCTGGATAGGCATTCCTCTCTTAATCTTTGACAGTTGTGCGGGTGAAATGCTCAATTCAACTTGTTGCATATATACATATAAAAAGAAAAAAAATGTATGTGTATTCAACATACGATTTAATCGTGGTATATTTTAATGTATTTTATTCATGATTATTGAGAGATAAAACTAATATGTTTCTGTGATTTAAAATGTCTTGCTTTATGATCATAGGTAAATATTCCACCGCAGCTGCAAGTTGTTTTTGTTCGGTGTGCTAAAAAGTATTGTCGTTTATAATCGTCTCCATGTTCACTATAACATGTATGTTGATGTAATGTAGAAAGTTCGTTTATGTATTGTTGTTCTTTTTTAAATCGTTCTTCAGCATTCACTTCCGCTACTTTTTCTATTTTATAGTTTCCTTGTTCAATAACGATTTTACTACAACAACGATTATGAGGTGATTTATGTTGATATAATCGTTTATGTAAAGAATGTTTTGTTGAACCTATATAACAATCTATATCATTGTATAATTTATAAATTATGACAGACATATTTATAAATTACCTATATATTATAATTTTGTATAAAATACTTTTTAATCAATTCACATATCCCCCAAAATTGAATCAATTCACACGGGCACCAGTTTGAATATCTACCGTCATGCTCCGCCGAAAAGCCACAAAGACCATAAGAGAAATTTGTTGAGCGGAAGCATTCTTACCAACGATCTGCACAGAGCGGGATACACCTTCTTCACTTGGTAGAGAACGAGATGCGTTACCATAGTAGTAGCGGTAAAGGTTTTCAAATTCAAATTTACCAATGAGACCACTTCCAAGACCTGTGGTAAGACCACCATTGAGTTGGTTAGACGAAGCAAGTTGATGAGAAAACGCCTGAAAATCGTACTCTTCATTTTCAAGAAACAAATTCACACCTGAAAGTAGAATATTGAATTGTTGCAGAGGGACTGGGTCTGGGGTTGCCCCAGCAGTAGAATAAGGAGACAAAAACGGATTCATGTTACTATTCGCAGACGAAGAAAGGAAAGGAACAACCAATACACTTTGGATATCCGCAATACCATTGGACACAAGGAAGTTGAAAGTATCACCAGCGTTTACACCATTAAATTGGTATTGAAATACATCTTCATATTCTACACGTTTGGTTGGAGCAAGAGACAAATAGCGTTGTTCTGCTAAAGGATTGAATTTATAAAGTGGTGCGTACAAACGACACGAAGTCAAGGACGTCTGATGACCACTTTGACGACCTTTTACAATATCTACGGAAAGTTTAACTGTAATGGTTGCGTCAAGAGAAGTTTTACCTCCACTTCGTGTTGTGGTGGTTGGTCGTTGGGAAGTAAGCATAATGGGACAAGTATTTCCACTCAATACAGATGCTTGGGCAACTGGGAGTCCTGTAGCAGTAGGGGTTACTGAAACTTCTGCTTGGTTGGTGTTAATGAGAAATCGCATGGTAGAACCTTTAAGCAGTGGAACTTTTTCAAAATAATCTGTTAAATCTTTTAGACGAAGTTTGGCATAAACCTCCCATACTACGGAAGTAGCACTTTTAGATACGCATCGTGATTGGTAAAGCAGACCACGAGTCGCTTCCGCAACAACAGCACTTTTACCTTTACCACTGCTAAATTTGTTGGTGTTTTCCATGCGTTTCCGCAATCCCTCGTTATGACTGCCTAAATCCCAGTTTGATGTCAAAGCATGTCCTTCCGTAGGCGGAGCATATTCGTTGTTGAAGATACCACGACCACTCAAATTATCCGCTTGTGTATAACCCCATGACGAAGCAGTATCAAGTGCATACCCCAATTCGTTTCCGTGATTGATGACATCGCTTTCGCTAAAGGAAGTGTGTGCTTTGAAACTTCTAAACACATTCAAAAAAGGGGTTTGCTGAACAATAGTTTGGTTGTTAAACTCCACGCTCATAGAGTTAATCATATTCCAGTATCCGTTTTTGAAACCCATCATATTATGCGAATCCGCATCGTCTAAACCTGAAGCACCAGTTGCTTCCACTACTAAAGGCATTAGAATGTAACCCTCTGCCCAGTTTACGTACCCCCCCGCATTGGAAAGTGGTGTAGAATCAATGACTACTTGCGACGAATAATTCTGTGCGTTATTGTCATTCACGTACACCCATTTCTTTTCCGTAAATTCCGACTGGTCCGTTTCCGTTGTAATACTCTCTTCAAACACAAGATTATCCATTATAGTATACCCACAGAAAAAAAAATTAAGACAGAATCAGAAATTCAACGAGATATATTTTTTAGGTTTTCCTTTTGAAGTATCTATTTGCAAACCATCAAATTTCTTAAATGCTTCTGTTGCCTTTTTCATTCTTGGAGCAACATCATCTTTCACTTTTTCAGCGTCTTTTCCTAAACCAGCAAGACCGTCCCGAAACATTCGCTTGATTCCACAACCACTTTTACCTTTTTTAATCATAACACCACGACCTCCTTTGCGTTTGGAATGATAACAACACGGCATATATATATATATTTAGATATTTTTATTTTTGGTTTCTGTGTATAAAGTAATCAACATATTAGGATCTCGTATGATAATAGGACGACTTAATTGATCTCTCATTTCTAGAACCAATTGCGTATATTGTCCGTCTTCCACATCCGCAAATTGTAAATAATTGGGTTCAAATTTAAACAAACTGCCAATGTTTGTTCCTAAAGGAGTATAACTACTTAAAATATTAGATGGAATAACTGCTCTGTTGTTTACTAAATTACATGAAACCAATATACTACTATAAGGGGTAATCTGTGGAGCAACACTACTCAAGAAACTGGTTGTGGTTGAACCTACTTGCGTATCTGGATAAGACCCCACATCATATCCTAATACTTCACCAAATCCTGATGTGTTCACATTAAATTGTGATAAAGTGGAGGTCGCAGGAACTGACCATGTTGCCCCTGTTGGTAATATATAACCATTGGTTGATTGTATAGTAGTGTCTAAAGGATATGAATTAATTTGAACAGCATACCTTGAAGTATTGACTATAAATTCTAAAAAGTAAATGAATTGCCCCGCAGAATTGGTCATGTAATGTGTGTTCGCAATCATAATAGATTGAAAGTATGAATTCAAATCACTTATTTCATAATAACCATCAGGAATCGTGATTGAATATTCAACTCCATCAAACCATGTATAACTAAAAGTGTTGTTTCCATAATCACTTGTGATATTGAAGATACTAAAATACTGATACACAGATTGTAATGCAATCATATCGTTCTTAAAACTATAACCACCGCTTGGGAAGTTATATACTAATTTGGTATTGTTTGAATTTTCTTCTATATTAGCAGTGGTTAATATAATTGTTTTTCCCATTATACTATATTGATAGAAATTAATTTTCAACAGCAGACAATTCTTTCAATAGATCGTAACCGTCTTGTTTTTGAATTTGTCCCTTTTCCATGAAATGTAAAATGACCGAGCGTAATTCCTTGATTAGTGTAGGTGCATTGTTACCAGCAATGAATTGACCTCTTAAAACTTTGAACCGTTCTACTAAATCTTTGGTGTCTTCGTTGATTGGTTTTAATTTAATCGTTTCCATAAGTCCTGATGCTTTGACTGCTTCGTTAAAGTGTTGTTTTTCTTCGTCTACTAATTTGTCATACATTCTATCAGACAATACTCCACGCTCTAGCAGATCCATGAATAATTCACGATATTCTGGAGAAATCACTTTCACTTTGCCCACATTCTTAGAACGAGAAGGGTATTTAATGGACAATTTGAAGTCATCTCTTAAAGAAGGATAATGAATCAAATGTTTCCCAAAGGTTTTGTACGTGTCTTGTGGAATCGCAACATCAATACCCTTGCCAATTTTTACTGGAGGTCTTCCTTTCTTTTTCACTTGAAATGCTACACGAGGCATGGAGTTCAATTGTGCTTGTGCTTCTAATTCCTCATTATGTTTATGTTGTCTGCTTTTCATGCCAAATCCTCGTTTCATGACTTCAGGATAATCCAATGCTGGAACTAAATCATTACCTATTTTCGTTTGTCCATATCCCGATAAGTTAATGGTTTTGTCTAACCCACTTTGTTCTTTTGCTGTACTATATTTTTGGAGCACTTGACTTGCTGTGTCAAATAGTGGTTCTTTTCCTGTGGATAAATTACGAAGGATCAAATCTTTTTGTGAAACAGTCCTAAATTGAGCATCAAAAGTTTCTTCAAATTCCTCATTATTTTTTAATAGTTTCCTTAATTCTTTTACAAATAACTTTCTGATTTTGTCTCCATTCATTATTTTAACACCATCGTTGGTTCTATATTCTACTCCTTCTGTCATTATTTTTGCTATCTCTGCTATGTCACTCACATCTAAAGACATCATTTCTTGGGATAGTGATTCTTCTGCTCCCATATCTTGGGTTGACTCTGGTGTTACTATATTTTGGGTTGGTTCTTCTTCTGCTTCCATGTTTTGGGTAGTTTCTAGTGTTCTATAAGTATCAATCGCATTTGCTATGATATCTTGCATGGAAGCATTAGAACTCAATTTATCTGATTCTGCTTGTTTCAATCGTTGCTCTACGTCACCTTCACGTATGTCTTTGATAATAGACGCTCTTACACTATCAAATGCTCGTACATCTGCGTTTACTTTGTCATTTATTCTGTCAATATCTCTTTCTACATTTTTAGAAGTTTCTAATTTACGAAGTTGTCCTAAAGAAGGCACACCTAATTTTTTGTAAAGTTTTAATATGCGTTTGGATAGTTCATCAATATCCATAGAAGTTAAAGAGGCATTAGATTTCATGTCTTTAATAGTAGAATCCATCTGATACATAAGGTCTCTCATTTCTGTTAAGTTATCCACGTCTACACCTAATTCAATAGATTTTTCAATTAAATCACTTATGATATCTACATTGTATTCTAATTCTAAATCGTCAAAAGCATTACTGACTATATCACCTTCCACACGAGTCAACGGGTTTGTATCTTCTGCTCTAATAATAAATTCACGAATGATGTCACTGACGAACTCTGGAGTCAATAGATTAGGATTGGTTTGATTGACAATACGATTACGGATTTGTGGGAAAAGTGCGTTGAAAATGATAAGACCATCCTCGTTTCTTACTTTACGAATTTCGCTCATAACTTGGTTAATACCTCTTACATCAAAATCAAATAAACTCTGCAAATTAATAATTGCTTCTTGTTCTTGTTTTGCGGTGTCTCCACGTCGTTCTGCTCTTGACTTATATTGTGGAGGTACTTCAGGTGGGTTAAATGGATTCTGATAATCTTTTACTTTTCGTTCTTTGATTGCCTCGTTTTGAATCATCAATTTCAAGACCTCTTTTTGGTTTTTCTTCTTTGCTCTTTCGTCTGCTACACTTGTAAAATTGCCTACAAACATTATACTATAACCAAAGAAAAAAATAATAGGATTTTATAATTGTTTAATATAATGAATTTTTATTAATTCTGCGTAAATTTTTGGGTTCTTTATCTTTAATTCGTTCATGAGTTTAGTTATGTCCAACATTAAATTAGTTATGTTTCTTTTCTTTAAATCCCATTTAAGTCATACACATCTAAAAAGTTAAACCTAAATCGGTCTTTGGGTTCGCTGTCTAAATCTACCAACAAGAAATCTTGTTTGTTGTCTTGAATAGAATGTTGATACAAATCCACCAATACATCTTTGGAAACTCCTAAACTGTACTCTCTCATCATGCGGAACAGATCTTGTAATGTATTCAATCGTTTTATAATCAGGTAATTCAGATTCATTCTTATCATTTTCGGCACACCAAAATAGGATTGAGACAAATACACCAAGCTACAATTTAATTTTCTTGCTCGTATGAAATATTGTTCCAATTGTTTTTGGTTTTTTTCCAAGACCAAATCGTCCATGACGATCAAACTTTGTTCTTTCTTATCAAACTCATCTAAATTTGGGGCAGAATCTATCCCTTCGGTAATGGTCAAACCATTGTCTACTTTGCTTTCAAGGTAATTGTACAAAGGCTCATCTTTGTTTTTGGTAATGATATGGATATTATTAAACGTTCCGTTCATTACACGGATTAAATTTATTAATGTTTGTGTCTTACCTGCTCCTGAACCACCTATGATAAGCATTCTAAAAGGTAAATTTAACTTATGATCTTTAAAATTCGGATTATGGGATTGTAGTAAGAATTTCTTCGGCATCACTTTGTAATAATCTACCATTCCATTTTTACTCACGATATCTTTTTTAGGCATTCTTATATTATATTAACATAATAATTTTCATTTTTTAAATATTATCTATTCTATTTTTCAGTTCTATTTCACCTGATTCAATAGAACTATCGCTACTAGGGTAATTCCCTTCGTTGATGGAATTGATATTTTGGAAAAATTGTTGCTCTTTCTTCATAATAGATATAAGATTTTTATGACTCTGAACCAAGAATTTCTTGCGTATGTCAGGGTATAGTGATACTTCCAATTTCTCCAAGGACTCATGATATTCCTTCATTAATGCTGGGGTTATTTCGTGTTCGTTTCTTGCGTTGGTTAGCGTATGCGTTAAAAGTGATTGACTTTGTAGTAGTATTTCCATTTGTGAAGGAAAGTTTTTAAATTTAATTAATGCGGAGATACAAGCAATAATAGAAGACAAAGCAATAGGAACTAAATCTGCTATATTAGATGTCCAATTCATTCTTAACTTGATAGATTCTAACATACCTGTCATAAGGGATACTAGGATAACACACTTGTTCCAGTTATCGCTTTCTATTTTAAGATTTTCATGTGCTAAACTTAAAGCATCTCTTCTGCTTCGTAGGTCGTTGATAATCATTTGGATCGAGTGTTTTTCCATATAGTATACAAGGATTTTTATTATGAGGCATTTTCCAGTTTAATCCTATATTCTGTTCCATTTACAAATACAACTAAATGATTACCGCTATCACTACCTGCGGTATCAGATATAAAACTATCACTATTGAAATTTATTTGAGTTCCTGTTAAGGTTAATGTATCGCAAGTCAAACCACCTGTAATATTCGCACTATCCGCATATTCACTGACGACTTCTTTCAAAGCAAGGGTTTCACTCGCAATATTCGTGGTGGAATCCGTATCAGAAAAATCGCCTGATGGATATGTATCTATCGCTGAGAAGTCATAACGATATACATCTCGTGTCTCAGTTATTACATTTGTAGAGGACAACGGAGTTTCTAAATTAGGGTCGTTATTTGTGTTGTAGAGTTCAATAGCAAGACCTTCTGCCCTTGTCCTATAATAATCGTTCCTATTATACAACACCAACGATTGAATATCTTTAATTGCTGTTAATGGTATATCTTTTATAATTATTGATGTATTATCACCCCCAATTTGACCTGATGTTTCAAATCCACTACTTACAATATTATTATCGTGAATACGAGTTGCTGGATAACTTTCGTCTATACCTTCAACATCTTTTTCCAACCAAGAAGCATAAAAAGTATTCAAAGTGCTTGAATTAGTAAATAATATATTTGTATCATTTACCCAACATTGTAATTCTCGTAATAATATAGCGGGTGACGGATTACCATAGTTAAGATTAGGTCTTCTTATCACAATTGTATTGAAAAAATCTTCATTTACTGACAACTGCTTCAATGTTAATGAATTATAACTTAAATCTGTGTCTGTTGTTATTTCGTCTTGCTTCGTGCCTAATTCTGTAATGATATTCGTTGTTCCAACTACTAAATCACCGCTAATATCTACATTTCCATTTATTGTCCCACCTGTATCATCGTATTTATTATCTAATGCTGTTTGTAATCCACTCGTTTTTGCTATGGTTAAATCACCATCTTGTATACTGTCTTGCTTCGTGCCAATTTCAGTAATAATATTGGTTGTTACAATTTCATCCATAATGGTTGTTACAACTACTAAATCACCAGTAATGGATACATTTCCACCAATTGACCCGCCTGTATCATCGTATTTATTATCTAATGCTGTCTGTAATCCGCTTGTGTTTGCTATAGTTAAATCACCGTCTTCGATCGTGTCTTGTTTTCCTTGTATTGCTGTTTCCACATCTCCAATCGTTGGAAGAGTTATGGTATTCACCATTAAACCTCCTACCATTTCAGTAGGACTTTCTGCAACACTGACAACCTCGCTTGTAGCATCTTCTTCCCTTATAATATTTGTTAAACTTTCACCAGTGGCAAAACCAGTATAAGTAGCAATATCAGGGAAGTCAAAACGATAAACATCAACAGCGTTGGTGATCACACGAGTATTTGCTAATATTTCAGTCAAGGTAGGGTCTTGTGTAGAATTATATACTTCAATAGCAAGACCTATGGTTGTATTATTAAAAGTTCCAGTTCTATTGTATAAAACGATTGCTTGTATAGTTTCAATAAGATTTAGTGACAAACCTTTAATAATTAGAGCAATATCAGATGTTGAATTGCCTTCCTTTGAATGAGCGTCATACTCATTACTAATAACATTATCATATAATTTAGAAGCATCATTAAGAGAACCACCACCTAATGCTCCTAAATCTACTTCTTTATCAACCGCCCAATTCGCAAATAAACTTGTTAAACCCGAACTCTGTAATATATTAGAACCATCTATCCAAACTTGAAGTTCTCTTAAAGCAATATAAAAATCACCTGCTTCACCTGTAATCCCAGTAGGTCGTCTTAATACAATAGTATCAAAATATTTACGAGTATCTACACTTAAACTATGATTGACTATTAAAGCATCTGTTGTCATTGAGTTTAATGTTAAATCTGTGTCTGTTGTTATTTCGTCTTGTTTATCATCTAATGCCGTCTGTAATCCGCTTGTGTTTGCTATAGTTAAATCCCCGTCTTCTATCGTGTCTTGTTTTCCTTGAATAGTGGTTTCCACATCTCCAATCGTTGGAAGAGTTATAGAACCACTAACATCCATATTTCCAGTAATATTGAAAGGAAAACTGAATGGAGTGACAACTTCTAATGTGACAAGATTTACATATGCTCCTGAATCAGGAAGAATACCCTGAATATTATACCCCAAAGTATATGTAGTGATAGATGGAAAGTCAAACCTATATACACTATCTCTCAATAATATTTCATTAGATTGTGCTAATATTGTATTTAAATCAGGGTCGTTTTTACTATTATAAAGTTCAATTGCTAAACCTATTGCCCTATTTCCTAATGTGGTGCTTACAATATTATATATTTGGACTGCGTGAATGTCGTTTATTTTACTTGTAGGAATGTTTTTAATAATGATTGCTATATCCGTAGGTGAAGGGTCTAATGTAAGAACTCCATCTCCATTTTCAATTAATCCACTATAAAGATTTGTTGGTGATTGTTGAAACCCTAAGTCAATATCTTTGTTAGACCATGACACAACGTTAGTTATTAAACTATCCGCATTTTCAACCAATATATTAGCATTATTAACCCATATTTGTAATTCATTTAAATCAATTAAGTAGTCATCCGTTAGACCAGTTGTGTTGCTTGGACGTCTTACAACTATTGTGTCAAAATTAGTGCCTGATGTATTAAAATTGACATTTCCATTTACTTCAAAATTACTGATTGTATCTTGTTTTCCATTTAATGCTGTCTGTAATCCATCTGTCTTTGCTATGGTTAAATCTCCGTCTTCTATCGTATCTTGTTTGTCGTTTAATGCCGTCTGTAATCCGTTTGTGTTCGCAATAGTCAAATCACCATCTTCAATCGTGTCTTGTTTGTCATTTAATGCTGATTGTAATCCGTTTGTGTTTGCTATGGTTAAATCTCCGTCTTCGATCGTGTCTTGTTTTCCATTTAATGCTGTCTGTAATCCATCTGTCTTTGCTATGGTTAAATCTCCGTCTTCTATCGTATCTTGTTTGTCATTTAATGCTGGTTGTAATCCGTTTGTGTTTGCTATGGTTAAATCTCCGTCTTCTATCGTGTCTTGTTTATCATTTAATGCTGATTGTAATCCGTTTGTGTTTGCTATGGTTAAATCTCCGTCTTCTATCGTGTCTTGTTTGTCATTTAATGCTGATTGTAATCCGCTCGTTTTTGCTATGGTTAAATCTCCGTCTTCTATCGTGTCTTGTTTATCATTTAATGCTGATTGTAATCCGTTTGTGTTTGCTATGGTTAAATCTCCGTCTTCTATCGTGTCTTGTTTCGTTCCTATTTCTGTGATTATATTTACATCATTTACTATTAAATCACCTGTTGTATAAAAATCACCTTGTTGTGTAATATCACCTAAAACACTTGTTCCTACTAATGTGGTATTACCTTGAGATACTGGAAATTGTATATAGTTAGCATCTAAATAATCTGTTGTTATTTGACCACCCGATCCTAAACCTCCAAAATTGGAAGGGTTAAATACACTTTGTGTTTTACTTGGAGGATTGTAAATACTCATATATAATAGAGTAATATAAAAAAATATAGAACCATTATATATGGAAAAAAAACACTAAAACATAGGTTTCGCTTCATCGATGAAGCGGTTTTCGGGTAAATTATTGAAGCTTTTCACTATCATGCCACCCCTTTTTGCGTGTCGTAATCCAAATCCGTATTTAGAATCACCATATATTTTATTACCTTCTAATATGTCAGGACTGTGTTGAGCAAGAGGGTTCAAACTGACACCATCTATCGTGTAATTACTTTTCTGTAATGGAAAGAAAGATACTGGGTCAAATCTACTTCTTATATCATATTGGTTCTTTTTTCTTCGTCTAAATAGAAAATCTTGCGGTCGTGTTGCCTTATTTAATGTGATCCGCTCACGAGCATTAGACGGAACGATTTCTGCCAACAACCCGCCTTGGGAGTGACCTATCAGCGTAATGTCTTCTGGGTTATATTTTTTTTCTAATTGTGCTACTCGCTCTTTTGCTCTTTTAAACCTTGGGGTTTGCTTATATGCCAACTCTCCGCCTAATCCAAAAACCGCATTATTGCTCCAGTCCTTGGCAGTTCCTTCTGTGCCTCTCAATGCTACGACTACTTGACCACTTGGATGTTTGAATCCAGTCACTTCAGGCGTATCCATTATTTTATTCCATCCTTCCACTTCGCTTCTGTCGTAAGTTGATTTTATCATGCTCTTCAAGGTGTTCGCTTTAAGACCGCTTCCTTTTATCTTTCTCATTATATATTATGTTCATATTTAATTTTCATGAAATTTATCATCATACTATATATGATGAAAGATAAAGACAGAATAATGCATTACAAAATTAAGTATAAAATTACAAACTATACGACATACGAAGATTTAAGACATGCAATCTATAATTATGAAATGAAGCATTTCGTGGATTTGGTATACCGAGGAAAAGATAAATTTACCCATGAGTACGGTATGTATTTGGTATCCCTTTAATATAGGTGGAAAAATAAATATATATCATATATATAATGGTGAATCCATGGGTAGTGTTTGTCAAACAATATGCTGAAGAAAATGATATTAGTTACAGTCATGCAATGAAAGAGGCAGGACCAGCATATCGCAGTAGGAAAAAGCGTGGTAAATCTACCTTAAGAGGTAAAGGTTTAGGTGATTTACCCAAGGAATTACAAAAAAATATAGTTGATCACATGGACGACAAATCTTTAGGGAATTTTTCAAATACTGGCAGAGAATTTAATAGAAATGAATATATCCAAAATGATCTTAACCGCAGACTTAAAGCAGAATACGAGAGTTTGATAGCTGAAGCAGAAGAAATAAAAAGTACGGGGCAATTTGATCGGAGAATGGAAGATGTCGCAGACCGTTTAGAGACCATGCAAAATAATTCATTATTGAGTTCAGCTCAACGAATAAAGGCTGAAAGCTTGGTTGATTTTTTTGATATTGTTTTACATCAAAAAGCACTAGACGAATATTATTCTCGTGGAAACAGTGCTCCACAAAGAAATACTCCTTGGTATCGGCGTTTATTTGGATGAAGATAATTAGAATGAATAAATTGAAAAATTGATTCAATTAAATATAATTTTACCATAACTAACTTAAATAAAATATCTGTATATTACATAACAAGAAATGATAAAAATCAGTAACATCAACTTTTGCGAAAAAAGCATTGAAAATATTGAAGTAAATGGTGACGACCTTAAGGAAATCAAATGTGAATTTTATGACAACATATTTAAAATAACAATTATGAATGATAACGATGAAGTCGTTGAAGAAGTATTTGAAGAAGAAGTAATTGAAGAACCAGTTGTTGAAGAACCGCAAATTGAAAAATTGACCATTGCTGACGTTAAGGACATTATCTATGAGAACATTCCTAAAAAAAATACTGCTGAGACGTATTTTAGGAGTGTGAAGCAGGTATACGACAATTTTAAAGAAGATAATGTGTACGATCTATTGAAAAAAGAAAATGAAATAATTGGATTTATTGAAACCAAATATGATAAGTTGACAACCATCAAAAATAAACTTTGTGGTATGCTTAAAGTATATAATTTGTTGAATCTTGAATGCACTCAATTGAAAAGTAAAATTGACCACTATATGGTTACATTATCTCTAGAAGAAGATAAAGTGAAAGAAAATCCAATTGATAAAAAAACTGTTGAAGAAGCAGAGCAAATTGTAAACTATTTTAAGGGTGAATTAAAAACAATGGAGGAAGAAATCCCATTAGATACATGGAATAAGAATACTGAACTATATGCCATTCTAAAAATCTACCTGACTTATGGAGTGCTACGACCAAGTGAAATTCTTGACATGAAGATTACTGACACAGATGAAGGTAATGACAAAGTGAACTACATCAATGTTCAAAAAAAAAAGATTGTTATCAATGATCACAAAAACGATAAGAATGGAAATAAAGTAATTTACATCACCGACGACAAATTGAATGACATTCTAAGTAAAGGATTGAATCATCATCTCGTGACAACTCAAAATGGTGAATTGTATGCTAGTAGTTCATCGTTTTCAAAGATGTTCAAGAGTAGGTTCAACAATTACAACCCTTATGATCTGCGAAAATGTATTAGTAGCTTGGCAATCCATGAAGGTGACACAGAAAAAATAAAAATGCTAGAATATAATCAAGGTCATTGTCTGAATACTATCTTGAAAAGTTATAACACGTACAATAAAGTAGACGTTGTATAAGCTATTGTGTGATCAGAATTGTAACTAAAAATAATTATTCGTTTGACTGATAATTATTTCATTTTTTTGTGCTTGGGTTTCTTTAAGTATCTAAATAATATATATTAAATGTTATATATTATTTTTACAGAAAGGGTTTTATTTTTTCTTCTACATAATCCGCTTGATTATTATAATGTTCTTTATCCGTAATAGTAAGTTCTCCATTATTGATTGTGTCCGCAAGTTTCGTAAAACAAATAAACTCCTTTATTGCGTCTTTCATATCATTCTTATTTGGAAATGCAAATACATTCATTAATTGTTTTATATTATCAAAATATTCTATATTGTACATGCTGTATACCTCATAAGATGGTTCAATTATGAATTCTTCATCTACTTCAACAACTACATGACCAGCATACACTATAGTTCTATCATCATTTAGTGAGATACCAATCACCGCCTTTACTTTTATATTATTCAATGGACAATTCTCTTTAAAAGTATCATACAAATATTGACAATTTGTTACACATAGTTTTTTTATATTGTGCTTTTTTTGGTATTCCCTCATAAGTAGGACAATATTTGCTAACATTATTTGCTTTTTGTTTCCCATGTTATGGTGTTGTTATTACTGACGACACCTTAATCCATTTCAATTTTTCTAATTATTACTGAAGTGACACACCTGCCAGACCTGCCAGACCTGACCTACCTATTTTACTCATCTCAGAATCTACGTTTACTTTTACTTTGTTTTAAATAAAAACACATCGCTGTTTCCCCCACAAATCCCTTTTAGGTGTGGCAGGTGTGGCAGGTGTGGCAGCACTACAAACATTCTATATATATTTATATATCCTCTAGGTAACTGGTAAGGGAACTTGAAAAGAAAAAAAAAAGACAAGAGATAGAGGTGTGGCAGAGGTGTGGCAGAGGTGTGGCAGAGGTCTGGCAGGACAATTAATAGATAGAATGCCAGTTGCTGCATGAATTTCAAAACGAATTATTTAGAATAAACAGTAGACCTAACACCCTCGATGAATGTTCGATCTTTTTTAATATTAAACTTCTGTATTAATTTTCCAAACCGCATTTCAAACAGTTTTTTAGGTACTTCATATTTCAGTCCGCTATCAAGTAAGAATGCTTTATAATCATCATAGTTTTTGTCAGCAG